CGCAGTCCGACGCGATGGGCGTCCTCATCGCTTCGTGCCTTTGCGACGAGTCTGGCAAGGCCGTCCTGTCTGTCAAGCAGGCGCTGCAGTTGACGCCGGCCGCCGAAAACGCGATCAGCAAGGCCGTGCTCGAAGTCAACGGCCTGGGGGCGGACGCGGGAAACGCATAGCGGCCGGCGGCGAACAGTGGTTCTGGCATGTGCTGGCGTTGGCGCTGGGGGGGCGAACCGTGGAAGAGTGGCAGGCGTCGATGTCGCAGGCCGAATACCTTTCCTGGGTCGCCTTCTACCGCCTGCACCCGTTCGATGACCGCCACCGCTATCACCGGCCGGCAGCCTTGATCGGGGCAACGATGGGCGGCAAGTTCCAAGACCTGTTCGAGTTCCTGGCGCCCGAGCCGGCGCCCGAGGGCTATTCGCCCGCCGACCTGGCGACGATGCGCGCATTCGGCATGAAACCAACATCAAGGGACTGAGATGGCAGCCGGATCAATCGTCATCGACCTGCTGATGAAGACGGGCAGTTTCGAGACGGACACGAAGCGCGCCGAGAAGCGTCTGAAGGAACTTGAAAAGACGGCCGTTCAGGCCGGCAAGATCATCGGCGGCGCGTTCGTGGCCGGTGCCGGCGCGCTGGCCGTGATGGTGAAGGCCAGCATCGACACCGCGGACGCGATGGCGAAGGCGGCGCAGTCGGCGGGCGTCACCGTCGAGGCGTTCAGCGGCCTGGCGTATGCGGCCGAGTTGTCTGGCGTCGCGCAGGAAGAGTTGACGTCGTCGCTTGTGCGGCTGTCGCGCACCGCCAGCGATGCCGACAAGGGCATCAAGACGGCGGCCGAGGCGTTTGCGGCGCTGGACATCAAGGTGCAGGCCGCAGACGGCACGCTCAAGGCGTCCGATCAACTGCTGGCCGAGGTGGCCGAGCGGTTTGCGCGCATGGAGGACGGGGCGCGCAAGACGGCGCTCGCCACGGAGTTGTTCGGCAAGAGCGGCGCAAAGCTGATCCCGCTGCTGAATTCTGGCGCGATCGGCATTGCCAAGATGACACAGGAGGCCAGAGACCTCGGGATCGTCATTGGCCCGGAGTTGGGAAAGAAGTCCGAAGAATTCAACGACACGATCAGCAAGATCTTTAAGGCGGGCGGAGGGATCGGCATCAAGCTTGCCGCAGAACTCCTTGAGCCGATGCAGGCTATCGCAAGCGCGATACTGGACATAGCAAAGAACGGGGATGAAGCCGGTGGCGTCATCACTCGGATCGGGACCGCGTTTCGTCAGACGGCCGTCATCGGTGCAGCTACCGTCTTTGTCGTCGGCGGGATGGTGCGAGAAGTGCGCAATCTCGCGGTTCAAGTTGGGCAACTCTACACCATCCTTCAGGCACCTCCTGGACAGATCCTGTCTAGCATCCGAGAGCTGTCTAAGATGGCAGGAGACGCGCAGCGTGAGCGCGCGCAGGCTTTACAAGACTACCTGTCATTCCGAAACGACGTTCTGTACGGGCGAGCGCCAGAACTCCCAGGCATCGCAGGGGCCATGCGCGCAAGCATCAAGCCTACCGCCAGCACGGAAGGGCAGCTTCCGAAGCCCTCTGGAGGCAAGTCCGAAGCAGAGAAGGCAGCAGAAGCGGCGCAGCGCTACATAGACACACTCGTCAAAGAAAAGGAATCTATCTTCGCAGTCACAGAAGCGGAGAAGGTTTTGTTGGAAATCCGATCCGGTGCGTTGAAGGGCGCGACCAAAGCGCAGAAAGACTATGCTCTCGCCCTACGGGCTGAGATTGACAGCACGCAAGCGGTCATCGACGATGCGCGTAAGCGTAGCGATGCACGAAACGCCGAGTACGAGCAGATCAATCAATTCGTTGACGCACAGAAGGAAGCGTCAAAGAACCGGCTGACGTCGCTCCTTTCTAACACTGCGCAGGCACAGCTCGACTCCGTCCTTTCGGATGTCCGCTTTCTAAACGAGCAGTTCGACGCCGGGAACATAAAGAACGTAGAGCAGTGGGCCGACGCGGTTCGCGAGGCGACGGGCCGTCTAGGGAGAGAGACCGAGAACACTCGCAACATCGCGGAAGAGTTGGGGCTGACGTTTTCCAGCGCTTTCGAAGACGCGATCGTAGGAGGAAAGAGCTTACGTGACGTTCTAAGAGGCCTAGAACAAGACATCTTGCGTCTCGTAACTCGTGATCTCGTCACCGAGCCTCTGGCGAAATTCATTACCGGGAATATCAGTGGTGCAGGAGGGTTCAATCTTGGGAACATCTTTTCCAGCATCTTTGGCGGCGCGAGAGCTGACGGCGGTGACGTTATGGCCGGGAAAGCCTATCTCGTTGGGGAGCGCGGACCTGAGATGTTCGTCCCTCGCACACAAGGGGCCGTCTTGCCGTCCGGGCAGACCTTGAGAACTCTTGCCGGAGCATCTTCTGGCATGCGTGGAGGAGTGACGATCAATCAGATGTTCGCACCCGGGACAGATCGACGGACAATCGCACAAGCGGCATATGCTGCGCAGACTGCGGTTGCTCGCGGGGCTAGGATCAGATGAGTTACGTTGACGTCCCGTTTCCCGACTGCATCGCATTCGGAGCAGAGTCGCGCCCGACTTGGCAGACAGAGATCAGCGTTTCTGCTAGCGGATGGGAGCAGACAAACCAAGACTGGTCGCATCCGCGACACGAGTTCGACGTGTCCATGGCCGTGCGGACGGCGAGCGACTACATGCTGATCCGCAATCACTTCCATGCGGTTCGTGGCCGCACTCATCGTTTCAGGTTCAAGGACCCACTCGACTTCCAGGCAACCGCGTCTGAAGGCGTCGCGGACGTCGCTGCGGCCGATTGGCAGATGTACAAAAGATACGGGAGCGGTGGCTCTGCCTATGATCGTCTCATCACACGCCCGGTCAGTGGGACAGTGGCCGTCTTTAGAACTCGGACGGGCATCACTTCGGACGTGACTGGAAGCGCGACAATTGATTACGAAACCGGCTCCGTGTCAATGGCGGGGCACGTAGCCGGAGACGTCTATACGTGGTCAGGCGAGTTCGACATTGTCGTTCGGTACGATTTAGACGCGCTTCCCACAGTCATCATCAACAAGCAACCGGGAGCAGCGGGCGAGCTTCTGGTTGACTGCCCTTCGATCAAGCTCATCGAGAAGCGAGATCAATGAAGATCGCCATTGGGTCAGGACTGGCGACGATGTATCAATCGTCGTCGATGTCGCTCGCAACGTGTTGGAAGGTTACTCTCCAGACTCCGGCGGGCGGCCCTTCTTCGTCGAGCGAAGACGCACCCACGGAGTACGGGTTCACTTCTCATGACGAAGACATTACCTACGACGGGCTAGTGTATCTAGCGTCATCTGGGGTGTCGCCTTCGGATGCTCAATCTCAGACAAAGCTCGCTCCTGACAATTCGGACTTTACTGCGCTGTTCGATAACGAGATCATCAAAGTTTCTGATCTGGCGGCGGGGGTCTGGGACTACGCTGAAGTCTTGACGTTCAAGATCAACTGGAAGGACCCGAGCGACGGGATAGACGTCATCTCTCGTGGAAGACTTGGGCAGGTCCGGTTCGAAGGCGGGACCTTTACTGCGGAGATCCGAGGACTCACGGTGGCATATGAAGCCACGCGGGGCCGTTTGTACTCGCCAACATGCCGCGCTGCGTTCGGCGATGCACAGTGCGGAGTAGACGTAGAAGCGCTTCGAGAGACTGGGGTCATAGACTCCGTGTCCGACAATGGGCTTGTGCTCGAAGTGTCAGATCGTGCCGAGCCGGGGCCAATCGGGGCTCTGACAATCACGAACATCACGGCAGCGACTTATCCAGTGATCACCGTCGACTCGCTACCCGACAGCGATGTCGTCTATATCACGGATGTCGTCGGCGTGGACGGTATCAATGGGGCTTTCTATGCTGTGAAGGAAGTCTTGACGAGCAACACTTTCAGCATCTTGGGCATCGACTCTACGAGTCTCCCTGCGTACGTGAGCGGTGGCGTAGCAGTGGCGCAAGGCGACGCCGGATACTGGGACTACGGAGTTATCACCATGACGACCGGCGACGCTGCCGGCCTTAGCATGGAAGTGAAAGCCTATTATCCAGGCACTCTGACGCTCCAATTGCAGTTCCCGCGTTCCGTCGCAGCCGGCGATGAGTACAGCATCGTTCCAGGCTGCGGGAAAAGATTCGTAGCTGATTGTGTGACCCGGTACGAGAACGGGAACAATTTTCGTGGCGAACCGTACGTGCCTGGAATGGATAGGCTCGTGGCTACCGGCAAGGGGCTATGACAACAGGAGCTGATGTCGTGGCAGCCGCGCGTCGTTACATAGGCACGCGCTGGATGCACCAAGGGCGCACTGCGAACGGGCTCGATTGCATCGGGTTGCTCGTGGTCGCGCTGCATGATCTCGGTCTTTCGCGTGCTGACTATCGAGAGTACGGGCGCATGCCAGAAGGGCCTCAGATGATCGCTCTTTTGCGACAGCATCTGTGTCAGCTTAAAGGAGGAGGCAACCGGCCGGGGCTCGTTGCGGCTTTCGCGTTGCAGGGTAACCCAATCCACGTTGGCATTCTGAGTGACGTTGGGATCATCCATGTCAATGCGAGCCTGCGCCGCGTGGTAGAGCATAGACTGGCGGAGGATTGGGTGCGACGACTTACGGCAAGGTATGCCATCCCCGGAGTGGAGTACTGATAGATGGCACAACTAGCCGTCGCAGCAGCGGGCTCCTATGTCGGGTCCGCCGTCTTTGGATCAGGCGCCCTTCTATTTGGGGCGACTGGGGCGCAGATTGGATGGACCGTTGGCGCGATGGTGGGCGGAGTCTTGTTTGGCCCGAAGACACCAGATGGTCCTCGTCTCAAAGACCTCTCTGTCCAGGTCTCGACCTACGGTAACTGCATTCCACGGTTTTGGGGCGCGATGCGGGTCGCGGGGAACGTCATCTGGGCGACAGAGCTGGTAGAGCAGTCGAGTGGCGGCGGCAAAGGAACTAAAGGCGGTGGAGTCCAATACACCTACAGAGTTAGTTGCGCTATAGGAATCGGGGAAGGCGAGCTGTGCGGCTTGCGCCGCATTTGGGCCGACGGAAAGCTGGTCTATGACGCGCGTCCTGAGAATGAGGGCTCCGAGACGCTGCTGGATTACGTGGCCATGCGGTTCTACTACGGCACGGAAGACCAACTACCGGATGCCGCCATTGAAGCAGACAAAGGGGTAGGATTTGCGCCTGCGCATCGCGGTCTCGCATACGTGGTTTTCGAAGACTTGCAGCTCGGCGAGTGGGGAAACCGCATACCGAATTTAGAATTTGAAGTGTTGACCCGTTGCACGGAAACGGTTCCGTCGCCTACGCAGTTCGGCGAAGACGCTTCTTTCCCTGGGAGCGGGGCAGACGATGCGGCTTTCTACATCAACACCAGCACGGGACACGCAGTGTCTCTTACCGGGGTCAACGCTGACGATTTCGATTACGGCGGTTCCTCGGAACCTCAGCTCCAAATCTACGATCCTCGCACAGGCCGCTTGAGATGGTACGAGACATTCCCTGCGCTGATTGAGCTAGCAGTCCCTGGGGACATCCCAACGCCGAAGGACGGCGCCGTGACTGCCATCGGTTACGGGATGGTCTATGACGGGCTCTACTACTTCGGGCGTGGGAGCCCAGGTACTGCACCGCGTAACGGAGCCACCTACTGTCCGGAATACAGCTCTAGTACATGCGCGCTTCCTAATCCGTACGCTCATGGATGGCGCTCTGGTCCGTCCGGTGGCGCGACTCCTCTGATCGACCAAGCGAGCTCCGGTCAATTCGTGCAGTCTTACTACTGGCCTTCCGTCCCGGTTTGGAGGGGTTCGGCTTCTCCAGAAGTCCTGTTCGCCTCATCTAATGGGATCGGGGAGCCATCCGGTGTTGTCTTCAATGGGACTCGGCAGAAGCGTAACGATCTTGTCTTCTGTGCCTGCGACTCATCTCAATATCCAGGCGACTTCGACGGCGAGATCGAGTATTTCCCAGATGCTGCGTCTACTGCAATTAAGACGGACGGCCATGCAGCAGCGGCTGGACGCGATCTCGTAACAGGCAAAGGTTGGATCTCCTTCGGGTCAACTGAAAGCGTGGCAGCGGCTCGCGCCGAAGCGTGGTGGTATCCTAGTTACATTGTCCCGCTAGCTGTGTGGGATTCCGGTCGTGCTTGCATGTGGGTCTTTGCGGACACGGACCACACTCTGCTCTACCGAAACGGGGACCTGACTGGCGTAACCCTGAGCTTTCCAGGTGTTGCCGATCACGTTTATGCGGTCTGCATGGACCGTTCAACAGGGAATCTACGCATTCTTGCAGGCAGCAGCGGCGACGCTCTGCTGGTTCTGTATAACCCGGACACGGACGAGATCGTAGACAGCACGGCGGTAACCCCAACTCTGACCGGCGATAGCGGACGGATGTGGGACTACCCAGACGTATGCCAAGTCCTCTACAGCGACGGACGGCGCAACTACTTAATTCCGTACTGCGAAAAGATAACGCAAGACCCGGTCTATCTCTGGGAAGTGGTCACCGATCTGTCTCTAGAAGCGGGGCTCGCCGAATCCGACATCGACGTTGACGAATTGACGGACGAAGTCGTTGGATTCGCGCTGACGCGGCAGGCAAGCACGCGGAGCGCTCTAGAGCAACTGATGATTGCTTATGCCTTCGATGCCACGGAGTCCGAAGGGGTTATCAAATTCCGCAAGCGCGGCAGGGTTCCTGTGCGGGACATCAGCACAGAAGACCTGGGTGTGCGCCCTGCGGGCGAAGCGCGCGTGGCGCTTCTCCCGTTGCAGCGTGCGGATGAACGAGACTTGCCGCTGTCTAGCTCGGTCCGCTATGTAAACCAAGATTCGGACTATCAGGTCGGCGTCCAATCATCTTTGCGAATGGTGACGCGCGCTCGATCTGAGCAGTCGATAGAGCTCCCTATCGTGCTGTCCGACGCAGAAGCGAAAGCGGCGTCGGATGCGTGGATGTTTAGCGCATGGGCTGCACGGACGAGTGCAACGTGGTCTACGAACATGAAGCACGCAGACCTGGAGCCCACTGACGTTGTGCGAGTGGATGGAAACGTCATACGGATTACGCGCCGCACGCTGCGCGGGACAATCATTAACTGGGAAGGCGAGTTCGACTCCGGCGCAATCATGACATCCGGGGCGGTGGCAGGGAGCACGCTCGCAGGACAGACAATCGGGGCCTCGCGTCCGTTGACACAGGCGGTGCTATTGAATCTAGCAGCGTTGAGAGACGAAGACGACGACAACGGGTTTTATGCCGCGACAGCGCCTCTATCCACACCATGGAGCGGAGCGTATCTGTCTAAGTCCGTTGACGGGGGGTCTAGCTACACAGACGTGTCCTATTTCACGACAGGGGCAACGCTCGGATACACACAGACCGCGATGACAATGCGGACTAAGAACACTATAGATAAC